AAAAATATATGTTATAATTAAATTAAGGTTGGAGATTACGATGAAAGACAACGAAAGCACACAAGATTTTAGTATTTTTTTACCTATAGAAAAATCTCTTAAGAGCGACGAAGAACATGGTCGATTTGTGCGCGGTTACGCATCAACCCCAGAAGAAGACGTTGTTGGTGACGTGGTACTACCCTCAGAAATAAACATTACTTCTTTTATGTCTCGTGGTTATATAAACTATGAACATGAACAAGGAGATATGTTTAAGATTGGTATGCCAACAGATAAAAGCTATATCGACCCTAATAGAGGACTCTTTGTTGAGGCAAAGCTATTTTCAGATAATCCTTATGCAGATAAGATGTGGGAATTAGCTAAGCGTATTGATAACGGAGAGGAAGATAGTACTCCAGAAAATATGCTGGGGTTTAGTATTGAAGGGTCTTTTTCACATCGAGACCCACAGAACCCTCGAATTATGAAGAACGTATTTATTAAAAACGTTGCACTAACAGTCAACCCAAAAAATAAGCACGCTTCATGGCAAGCCTTTACAAAGTCTTTAACTACCGGAAATGATGTAGTACTTCCAGGAGATACTGGAGGGAAAGCCCTAAGGCGACAGGTAATTGCACGCAACATAAGAAATATTTCTTATGCATCTCAGGATTTCTCAGAGGATGATTGGACTAGGGTTGCTAAAGCACTAGACGAAGAGCACCGTTTTGATAAACCTACTGCAGCATTATTTTTACAAATACATAAGGGATACTCTAAGCGCAAGGCTCAAAGTATTCTAGGAAAGGATTAGAATGGCAACGACTTTTAAAGAATTATTAAATATAGATGATGAACCGGAGGTGCCTACAGAAACTAATTCCTCTGAAACGGGAGAGGTTTCTGAAATAGAGGAAAACCCTGTTACTAACACAGATAAAGAAAGTTCAGAAGATACTCCTAAAAGCAAAGTTACTCCTGACGACGAAGTAACAGAACCTTCTGAAACCTCTGATGTGGTTAACGATGAGGGTGATAAGTCTACTCCTAACGATGACGAAAACAAGCAAGAAGATACTAAGACTAAAGATAAGGAAGATAAACCCGTGGAAGAACCAAAACCAGTGACAACAGAAACGCCAGCTGCTCCAGCTCCCTCTGAGGATACTCCAGTAATAGCTGAGGCTCCTGTAACAACAGAAACAACAACTGCCCCAGTTACAACAGAAACAACAACTGTTCCTGCAGCAGCACCCGAAGTAGCCCCTACTCCTGAAAAGGATACTAAAGAGCCTAAAAAGGAAAGTGCTATTATTGAAGAGATGGCAGGAATTATCAAGAAACTTGATGATAAGTTAACAAACGTTACTGATAGGCTCAAGGACTTTGAAGGAAAGTTTACACTGGATGTACCTTCGGTGAGCTCAGAAAACGAAGCTCCACAAGAAGGTACAGGTTCTAGGAAGTCTGTAGCAGTTGCTCCTGAGGAAACTCCAGAAAAACGACCTGCTATTGAAGAGCCACAGGTAGAAACATCAAATGAAGGCGCCGCAGGTGGGGAAAATGAAGTAGACCCTGCAGAGGTTCTTGCACAGTTTACGTCTGCTTACCGGGAAGTATACCCTCAACTAAATGCAGATGATAGGACCAACTATACCACGGCTTTGAGGCATTTGAACCAAGGTGAAGGTACCCAGGAAGACACAAAAACAATTACCTCTATCTTACGTAGGTTTTAGTATTTTACTAAGTTATTAGGGGATAAACACCACTTTTTAACTACGCTTATATTATATACTGTAAGGTAACAAAACCTTAGAAATAGCTAATAATAAACAATCATAAGGAGCTACAATAAATGACAGATTTTAAAGAATTGGTAAATGCAGGAGATGGATTAGCTCAAGCATTAGCTGGACTTAATGGCGGTACTCCATTTGCCAAAGCCGTAACGACAGGAAATGGAGTTGCGGTACCTGGTGATACTGGTGGTACAGCCCTACGTAGGCAAGATTTAGCTGCCGACGTTAAGAATATTACATTTGGTAGTCGTAACTTTACTATCTATAATACTATTCCTCGTGGCGTTGCACAAGCTACAGCCTACGAATATACTATCCAAGACGGATATGGTGAGTCAGGTTCGTCACGATACATTCAAGAAATGGAAATTGCTGATGTCAACGACTTCAGTGTAACACGTAAGTATGTTGCTATGAAGATTGTTGGTGATACTCGTCAAGCTTCTATTCTTTCATTGCAAGTTAACAACACAAAAAATCCTATGGATATGATGGTTAACTCAGCCATGATGGTTGTTGCCAAGAGTATTGAATATGGTATCTTCTATGGTGATGGTGACCTATCTTCTAAGGGAGAGCACCAAGGTAACGAATTCGATGGATTGATTAAGTTAATCCCAGATGAAAACGTTATTGACTTGAAGGGAAAGATTTTAACAGAAACAGATTTGAACGCTGCCGCTGTTAAAATTGCAGAAAACTATGGTGAACCAGACTCTGTTTATATGCCTGTTGGTGTTCAAGCAGCCTTCGTTAACAACCAATTGAACCGTCAATGGGTTACTCAAGGTTCAGCGGTTGATATTAATGCTGGTTTCACTGTTCCAACATTCGTTTCTTCTCAAGGTAGCTCATTGAAGTTGTTCCCTTCAGCTATCATGATGAATGATAAAATTTTGAACGTCAATGAACAAGTTAAGCCACAAGCCCCTGCTGCTCCAGTTTTGACTGCTAAAGTTAGCGCAGGTGCGGGTAAGTTCTCAGACGATGATGTTAAAGAAAAAGCTAGCTATGCTGTTCGTATTATTTCTGAAAACGGAACTGCCTCAGCTATTAGCTTTGTAGACACTGATTTGTCAAGTGGAAACGCTTCAGAAGTATCATTGGACATTAACGCTGGTGTACAATTAATTGGTGCTCCTAGTTTCGTTCAAGTATTCCGTAAGGACCTTACTACAGGTAAGTTCTTCTTAATTGGCCGTGTTCCTTTCTTCAAGGCAACCGTTTCAGCTGGTGCATACCACATCTCGTTTGTTGATAAAAACGATGAAATTCCTGGTACAGCTGACGTGTTCGTTGGTCAAATGACGCAAGACGTTATCGAATTGGCTGAACTTAACCCTATGCAACGTATTGACCTTGCACAATATAAGGCTGCTGTGCAGTTCGCGGTATTGTGGTATGGTGGATTGGTACTATATGCTCCAAAGAAGTTCGTTCGTTTGAGCAACGTTAAGGCACAAGTATATTAATAAGCATTATAAGGCCCTTATGGGGTCTTTTTTGTTATACAGTAGTATAACACTTAATGTGTGATATAATGTAAGTATGGGCTTAATATGGCCAAATAAAAGGAGACTAGTAATGACAGTTAAAAATAAAGTTTACAGCGGTAAAGTAATTGGAACAAGTATGGGTAAGTTAACTATAGACGATGAAGGATATACTGACTCTGATAGCAACACAGAGGCTATGTTAGTGAGGACTTTTGGGTTTATTAGTGAAGACCGTCCCGTTGTGGAAGACTCCCTAGTTCCTGAAGAAGAAGTTGAAAAAGTAGAAGAGGAAAAAAAGGTTGAAGAGACACCTAAAAAGAAGCCAACTACTAGAAAAACAACTAGGAAAGTAACAAAAAAAGAAACAGAGGAATAACTAATGGATGTCTATAACCAAGATTTTAATAAGCCTTATGGGCAGGGAAACCCTCAACGGGTCCAACCCGAGCAAGTTAATGAATATAAACTAGACAATTTTGGTATAACTATAGACGCAGTTAAGGGCCAGATGTTTGGTACTCCTGTTGTAGACCCTGTTACTGGTAAGGCTTTACCTGACAGCTACTATAAGCAGGCTATTAAAAGCGCTGTTGGTTGGGCTGAAAAAAGGTTTGATGTTTCCATACTTCCCCGGTTCGTAGTAGAGGAAAAGGACTTTAACCTTAATGAAGCAAACAGCTACATGTATCAAAAGCTGTTACATCGACCTGTATTACAGGTAGAACACTTTGATATTAACCTAAACGGGGGAGGATTTATAAACTTTCCTACCCGGTGGTGGAAAGTAGAGTCCTTAGCTGGAACGTTGCAGATAATGCCGGGGTTTGGCACACAGTATGGTATGTCAGGTATGGGACATGGTATGCTAACCAACTATAATGACCTGCAGGCTAATAACATATTATCTTATAGTTTAATGCCCTATGGACAGAACTCATCAACTGCTCCACAGGCGTTCCATGTAAACTACGTGGCTGGTATGCTACCACAGGCACGTGAGGGTGTAGAACAGGCTTGGGAGTTACCAACAGAACTATTATGGGTTATACTAAAGCAGGCTGCCAAAGAGGTACTACAGGTGTTTGGTAGGTTAATATTAAGCCCTGGTATTGCGTCACAGTCATTATCTATTGATGGAATAACGGAACAGAAAACATCAACTGCCAGTGCCATGTATGGTGGTATGCAGGCTGATATAATGCAGTTAGATAAGGATATTGCTCAATACTCATCAGGTCTTGATGCTAAGTTTGGTCCACGAATTTCAATGATATAAAAAAAGAGCCATTAGAGGCTCTTTTCTTTTATATAAATATCGTTTCCTGCATTGTACACTCTTAAGAATCCATTACGGAGCATATAGCTCTTCTCTGTCTCCTTAGTATCTATCTTTCTAAAATCACGTGTGGCGCCTGTGAATGGTTCTATTCTAGTCCCCTCAGTATAACGTACAAGGTTTTTAGGAGTAACCTTTTGTCGGTTAATTACTAGATTATCTTTAGTGCGTATCCAGTGATACCCTTCTTTTGTTCGTCCTTGATACACAAATCCTATTTTAGTATACATAGACCGATTAATATCTTTTCCAAAGTCCCTATTAAGGTAGCTTATAATGCTTTTATCCGGGTATTCTTTTTCAAACTGTGCCAACAACTTACTTGCTCCTCCAACAGTCGTTGTAAACTTTTTATTTGCATATCTGATTAATTCCCAATATTCTTTCCCTCGGTAGCGTCGTCCAAATGACATAGCAGCAACTAACTCTCCCTGTTGGTCAAATAGACCATATCTTACAGAACCCTCAGACCCTGCACCCCCTTGTATATGGTTGTATTCAAAAAACGTTCTTGCTTCTGAGGCTTCTATAGGTTTTATAGTTGTCTTCCTAGCATATATCTTTTTAATTTGTTTGCTATTTAGCATATAGGCAATCTGTGATTTTAGTATGCTTTTACGTACAGGGTTTTCCCAATCATAAGACCAGACATGAAACACGGTTACACCCATGTTACTACGGGCCAACTCTGTTTTTTCATTATGATATTCTCTACGTTTTCCTCGTTGGCTACCATCGGTGGCATGGTAGTACGCGCCATTAAACTCTAGCGCAACCTTTTTCTCAGGTATATAATAGTCTAGTTGCATACCATTCAACTCTTCATAGTGCTTATTTCTAATAAAGGTAACATTCAAGGAGTTCAAATACTCACCTAGTTCGTTCTCTTCACCAGTTCTATTGCTGTATAGTATAGGGTTACCATCAATAGATATATAGGCAGGTGACCGTGTACTAGAGTTGATGTAAGAGTAAGGGACGCCAATTATATTGGCTACATCTGTCAGTGTTAATTTTTTAACTCCGCGCTCTTCAGCAACTTTTTCTACCATCCCCCTAAGTCTACTGTTCATTACGCCGTCTTTATTATCTGTTGTCAACAAACCTATAGCCTCTTCTGGTGTGTTAACCCACTTAGTTTTAAAAAAGGTATTAGATAGGCATTCTGAACGAAAGTAATTGGAACTCTTAAAATTACTTGCTCCCCACTTTTTCAGGATGGTTTGAGCTCTTTTTTTATTATACTCTTTTACTTGGCCAACATTACTGACACCATACCTTTTTAAATTAGTATTTTTTGTTTTTTCAAGTATAGAACTGTTTTTTAATGGAACAGGACTACCATACCTTTCAGTATTAGTTATAGCCCGTTTCTCAGAAGCCTTTTTTATTTTCTCTGGATTACTTAGATACTTATTTTTAAGCCCAGCCATACTATTTTGGGTAGACTTAGTATATTTAAGTTTTATATTACGCCTTTTTAGATAGGAAGGAGTAATTGAAGGGTAATCAAGGTACTCCTTTGCTATTTCTAAGTAAGACATGTTTTTTACTATGTACAAGTTATAAAAAGTGCTATCACTTAATACTATTTTATTGATAATACTGATTATTTTATTTTCACTAGTGGAGAAAAGTAAGGCTATTCTGTAAGTATCATTAGAAAAGTAACTAAGAAGGAAGTTAACATCTTCTATAGATGTTATAATAGATATAGGATACTTTTTTATACGTCTATTTCTGAAGCGCTCTAGTACTAGCTTTGTCGATATGCCTTCTTTACTTGCCTCATCTAGTACTCCTTCTTTGCCTGTTTCTAAAATCCTACGTACATATTTCGATTCCATGGCGTTGTCTATATCAATCATTTAATATCCTCCAGTTCTTACCATTAGATACAGTATACCATAAATATAGTAAAACGCAAGCACCCAGGCTGATTTCAATGTTTACTATATTATTACTTGAGTATAGAAAGGAAAACAAATACATGGCAGATTGGGAAGTACAAGAAAACTATAGCGCAGATGACAAACTAAACTTTGAGTTTTCAAACATACAGAAGTTTATAATTAACCGTGGTGCTCATGTATCATGGGAAAGGTCTTACTTGTGCACATGCCGGTCAGAAACAGGATTGCCAAAGAGTGATTGTCCTATTTGTCACGGACTTGGATTTGCCTTTTTGCCACCTAAAGAAACATCTATTGCTTTACAATCTATGGCACGAGGTACAAAAAATGGGGAGGTAGGATTATCCTTTAGCGGTACCGCTTTAGCAACAACTACAGCAGAAGATAGCCCTTATATTGGGTTTAGAGATAGGTTATCTTTTAATGATAGACCTATACCTGAGTCTATGCTAGTAAAGGTTACCCAGCGTGATGTAACCCACGGTATTGACATGAGATACGATGTTATAGATATCAAAAACGTAATCTATGGATATGACCCTGTTATAACATTAAATAGCGAAGAAATAAACAACTTAATAGATTATGACAAAAATCTATTTAGACCAACACAAGATATGGTAGGGAAGTACTTATCAATTAACATGACGGTTGCCTTAAGATTTTACGTCGTTGACTTTATAAGAGAAGGACGATATCAGTATGAAGGAGACCCTAGAAAAATTAATAGTTCTTCTGGATTTGAAACACTACCTTCTCTTCTTATGGTACGAAGAGAGGATATGTACGTTCCTTCCGTTATAAATGATAATGAAAAGGCAACACCAGTGGCCTTAGACCCTAAGGTTAGCTTAATTGATGACCCAGATATTGGAAACATGTTTGGAGACCGATAATGAAAGTAAAAGTAACGTTGCCAGATAGTTTGGAGCATTACGCAAGAACAGCTGACTATATATCTAATGCCTATAAAGCAGGAGTAATGAAAGACTCTGCTAAGGCGTTATCCCGTTCTGGGGCTGATGTTCGTGTTACCTCAGGACGAATGGAGGCTACAATAGGAAAGTTAACTAACCGAGGGGTTATTGATTTAAAGCCAATGTTTATGCGTAGCTCAAAGGTAAAACGTAAAAAGAACGGGGGATGGTATCTTGTAATACCTATTAATATTAGTAGCCGTAATTTGGTTAAAACAAGTGGTCGTAAAACATACGATGAAATTAGGTCTGCTTTCAGTGACTTAGCGCCAAACACTTCAGCTACTGTGGATATTAGCTCTCTCTTTGAAAAACAGTACTCTAGCCTTCAGAGCTTGACACTGCCTACCCTTGTTCCTGCTAAACCAACCGGGAATATAACAGCTACTAAAAACGCTAGTGGTTCTAGGAATTCATATGTTGCTTTTAGAACAGTTAGTGATAGGTCTGCCCCTCAATCTTGGGTTATAAATAGGAAAAATATAACATCCAATAATTCATCAAAGAGGCTTCAGAGTGACGTCGCAAGCTTAATACGACAAAGAATTAGACAGTCGGAGGTTTAAAATATAATGGTACCTAATTTGGTAACACACGTTAGACGTGAGATTGATAGAGGATTAAAGTCATTTTTTGCCGACCGCTATATTATTAGTGTGGTACTTGAAGATATGGAAGATGATGTAAAAAACTCTTTCATCAAGAACTATGCTGATGTTTTTGATAGTAACGGTGAGCGTACTGCGGATGGAGTAGGTATTCCTGTATTAACCAATTGGCCAGAAGACTTAAAAAAACCAGGTACTTTTGTACTAGTTGGTCTTGGCTCTGGTAAAGAAGATATAGGAAATATCGGTATGTCAGGTGGTGGCTTCGATAACGATAATAACCCTATTATTAAAGAAGTAAAGCGTAAGGTATTTAGAATTAATAACACAACCATGGGTGTCTACATTAACAATGTACCTGACATATCAACAGTTGTTATACCTAACTTTACCTCAAAAGATATATCATTTGATGACAGAGGGTATTTGGTAATTGAAAATATATCTCCGGAACTATTAAACAGTATCAACTATGATGAAGACACACTACAGGTAAACTATGCACCTTTACTAGCCAAAGATAAGCCCGGTATGGGATATGGATTTGTGGTTGAGGAGTCTGCTAGTGTACTTATAGTATCTAACAATTTAGATGATATTCGAGCCCTTGACTCAATAATCAAGGCACTAATAATCCTCATGAGAAAAAAGGAGTTCACTAAGTATAACTTAGGTAACTTTACTGTTCAAGCACCCCTACCTCTTGAAGACTACGCTCCAGGAACACCGGGGATATTATTTGGAAGAGAGTTTGACCTAGAATATAAGGTTGACTACCTCCTTGATAGTATCAATCGACAAAAAATATCTAAAATCCTAATTAACTTAGGTGATGATAAATAAAAGTTTAAATAAGAAAGGCATTATATAATGACATTAGAAGTTTATCCAAACGATAACCGCACTCGTCCACACACAAAAGTTGTTGTTGATAGCTCTGGTATCGGGGCAAATAGTTCCGGTTCTCAAAAAGCTATTACTGTTTTTGGCTCAGCAAAAGGCGGACAACCAGGAGAGTTTTATAAAGTAACTTCCTATGCACAAGCAAAGTCCATATTTAAAAGTGGGCCCTTACTAGACTTTATCGAGGTCGCATGGCGCCCTTCTGACTCTCTACAAGGTGCGGGTATTATATATGCAATGAGAGTTGATACAGCTACACGTGCTCTATATTCAACTAGTGATATCATATTCCGTTCATACCAATATGGTGTTGACGGTAACCGCGTATCAATCAAGTTAGAGGACGGGACACTAGAAGGCTCACATAAGTTTACTGCATACGACTCAGTTACTCAAGCACGAGAGGTTTACGATAATCTTGGACGAATTGTTGATGTTAACTTAAAGCCTACATCGACTGTTCCCTACGCCGCAGTCTCAATAAAAAATAAAGTAATTACTCTTAGTTCAGGGGCTGATAAGGCTTCTGCAGAAGTAGTGGCGCAGTTTATATTGACTAGTGACCTAACAGTTTCTTCCCTTGTTACTCAAATTAACTTATTATCTGACTTCCAGGCCTTTGTTTTACCTTATGGGGATAAAAATATTAACCTGTCATTAATAGAGGACTTAATTGAAACACCTGTAACAAAAGATGTATCTGCAAACCTAACGTCGATAGTCGGTGACTTGATTAACCAACTTCAGTACTCTAGCTTAGTTATTGCTGAACTACCAAAAGAAAACCCCGGAACAACTACGAGTACTACAACAGTGCGCCCGTAACGACGACGACCACAGTAGCGCCTACAACAACTACTAGTACAACTGTGGCTCCGTCGACAACTACAACCACGACTAAACCAGCTGTTGGTTAAAAATTAGAAAGGTTATAAAAGATGACACTAACAAATTTCTCATTGACATCTCTACAAGGTGGCTCTGATGGTTCAGTTCCAACATCTTGGTCAACATATTTTGATAAATTGAGAACTGACGACATCCCCTTTGCATATTATGCAGTACCGGTAACTCCAGTACAGGGCATACACTCTGAATTAAGCGCAGTATTAACTGATTTAACAACGAGTGGATACCCAATGGCTGCTATCGTAGGAGGAGAACTTGGTGAACCACTTCAGTACACTTTATCTCGTAAAGCCGCACTCTATTCTTCAAGAATTTCATTGCTGGCAGATGACTACTCTGTTTTAATGGCAGATGGCCGTAAGTATAACATGCCTGCTTATGTTGCTACGGGATTTGTAGCTGGATTACTCTCAGGTATGCCAACAGGAACACCTCTTACATTTAAAACAATCCGTGTTTTGCAATCATTAAAGCAATATACCTCAGATGAACTAGATACTTTATACTCATCAGGGGTTATCGTTTCTGAAAAGTCTCGAAATGCTAACACAGGACAAACATCATTTAGGTTTACGGGAGACCCTACAACAATGAATGATGACAATGACCCTGTATCTAGCACAATGTCTTTGCGTGAAGAAACGGACTTCTTAGTAACAGATTTACGACAAGAATTAGATAGCAAGTTTATTGGTACCAGGAGTACCTCTACAACAGCAAATGATGTTAAGGTTGCTGTATCAACATTCTTACTTGTTCGTAAAAACCAAGGTGTTATTCAGGATTATGACTCATCTGATATTGTGGCTTCCTTGTTTGGAGACACAATAAATATTAGCTTTAGTGTTTACCCTTCACGAGGTATCAACAAGATTATTGCTACTATGAGTTACTCAACTGAAACACAGGTTTCTCAATAAGAAAGGATACTAAATAATGGCAGATATTAATTCACAAACTGTTCATACAGGTAATACGGTAAGTATCCGAGTTGGTAACGTTGAGGTTGGCCGTGCACAATCACTTTCTTCACAACGTGACTTCGGTACTGAAGGATTATATGAACTAGGCAACTATATGCCTGTAGAGCATGATTTCCTTAAATTTACAGGTACTGCAGCATTAAACCGTATGCGTATTCGTAAAGATACTTTAGCTTCTGTTGGTCTAGCCCCCCTAGGCTCTGACGTGCTTAAAACTGCAATATTTGATATTGTTGTTGAAAGTAAAATTGATGGAAGTATTATTGAAATCTATCAAGGATGTTCAATTCAGAACTACAGCACAGATTATCGTGCTAACGAATATGTTAGTGAAACAGCTAACTTCTTCTTCTTGAACTCTGGAACAGCATAATTAAATAGACAACATGTAAACCCCTAACTGTATGTTAAAATATAGTTAGGGGTTTTTATTGACACAAAAGGTTTTTTAGTGTATAGTGAATAACTGTAACATATATAAATAGTTATCCACTATGCGTGGGTTCTTAATGTAGTACTGTCAGCCCCTGGCAGTCTTTGGTTAATCCGTGGAAAACTTTGGGTGAGAGACAGAAGATACTGGATAAAAAATCTGCGTAAAGTGAAACTCCTTGATTACTTGGAGTTAAAAATAAGTAATTGGTGAATTAGTGTAACGGCTAGTTTAGCCTACAGAAGTAGGTAAGGAAGTAATTTTATTAGTGAGAGTTCTTAAGGTATTCAAGGTGTATGTAAACTCCTTAATGGGTAGCTAATAATAACGCCTGATGGGTGCACATTGAGTGAAGGACAGGTCTTATCATGTTTTAGATGTGTAATACAATTTGTATGATAGTATAGCCATACTGAATAATAGCGGGGTCTATTATTCTTTTATAGGGTTAATACTATCATTTTGTGGTTAACCCTATGTTTTTAAGCCCCTCTTATATTATCATTTAGATGGTTAAATAGTGATATTAATGGGTTCTTATTTATAATAAAACCTGCCTAAATTTGCTATTCGTCCGAACGAAGTGGACGGAGAGTGAATTTTGGTAGGCCGACAAACGAAGTGCGTCAGTAAAAAACACAATTAGGAAGGTAACTATCTTGGCAGATAAAGAATTAACAGACAAAGAAATAATTGAGGAACGAAAAGCAAACAAGGATACTTTCGAGGCAATTGACCTTGTTGTTTTTGGTAAAAATGATACTTTCAGAAAAGACTATAAGTTTGAAGAATTAAAGTTAGCAATACACTTATCTGTTAAGTATCCTAATTTACTTCAACAAGCTAGTATAGATGCAACTGTATCAGAATTATTCAGAGGTACTGAGCAAAGCTTTTATACAAATAGAATTTATCAAACGTTAGTAACAATCAATGAGCTTGGTAAAAACACAAAAGTGTTCCTAACAGATAAAGATGGGTCAGATACTGAGGAAGTAGAGGACTACTTTGCTCTTGATGGTCATGCAAGACCTGATATTTTAAATGCAATAGCGGATGACTTGCTAGTGTGGATGAGTCGATTTCGAGGATAGTTTATCTAAAAAGGTTAACAAAGCTGGAGGAATGCCCCTCTTAGTTCGTAACAACTATGCTAGGAACTTATTTAGAATAATGCGGGAGTTCAAGTTAACACCTGCTTCACCTGACTTTTATAACATGACCTCAGCCCAATTAGAGTTTATGGTTACGTCTCTAAATCTTGACTACAAAGAAGAAGAGTTGCAATCTAAAGGTTGGAAAGAAGATAGCTTTAAGTATGACCCTGAGTATTCTTGGGAAGGTGAAATGGATTATGGTGGTGAAAAAGATGATACTGACCAAATTAAAAACCTTCTTGGTAATGAGGCCTTTAGTAAGCGTCAAGAACTACTAGATGATGTTTTAAATAACATGGATAAGTATAAAGAGAATATTGAACGAACTAAGCAGGGCATAGATGAGTTCACTTCAAAGCATAACAAAGAATTATCAGATAGAAGTAATAAGCTAAACTTCCAGGATGATAGCAGTGACGTAGACGAGATTTAAGGGGATAAAATGGCAGATAAGATATCATTAGAGTTCGAGGCCAGAGATGAACAACTTAAAAGCCAAATGGCTCAACTTAAATCTGAGTTATCTTCTTTGGGGGACGACGCCAACTATACTGACAGCCTAGAGCAAAACGTTGGCTCAATTAATAAAAATATAGAACGTATTGAAGCCTTAAGGCGTTCTATCTCAATGGCTGTATCTGACGCTAGTGAATTAAATACTAGCTTATCTGCTGGTGGAACAGTTAAATCACGTAAAAACCAGCAACAAGCATTTAATAATCTTCGGGAAACTAAAGTAAGTGCTACTAGGACATATACTAATACTCGTGAAGCTACTAAACCTGTAACTGTTAGAGATATCACAAAAGGAAATCCTGGTTACTATACCCCTAGAGTAAACGAAGCCCCTCAGTTAGCAAGACAAAGGGAAGACGCAAAATACTCTTTGAGTGAAGAACGTCATCGTTACGCTAATTTATCTAGGGACTCTGGAACGGAGAATAGGTCTCTAGAACAAAGTACGCGTAGAATTGGTAACAGGATAGAGTCTGGCGGTTATATTAGCGCTGGGGAAAGAATTACAGCTAATAATAACCTAAATAGAGCCTATAATAGACTAACTGACAATGGTAAGTATAGTGATACAGGAGGAAAGCTTGATAACCTCCAAAGTCTAAAGTCTAACAACAACAATGCTCGTGATGCCCTTCAGTCACAGATAAGTTCAACATATAATGGACGAGAACACTCACAGCTATCACAAGCTGAAAAGAACGTTGTTGAACAGCTTCAATCACAGCGTGACTTGCTTCGTAAACAAAACGAAGGTATAAATGATTACATTCAAAGCCTTGAAAAAGAAAAAAGTGGCTATGAGAAGCTAAATTCATCAATGCAGAGTGATAATGCTAAGTATGCGCCTACTTCTGGCGTAAGTAGCATTTTGTATAGGCGTTCCCAAAATATAGCTAACGGCGTTGTATATGGAGGTGCTGCAGCTACTGTAGGACTAGCAGCACAAGGAAATAGTGTTATAAGCCAAAATCAACCATATACTAGGGCAATAGGAGCCTCTAACGGTACTTATGACTCTAGAGCAGCTCAATTGAGTGCTCAACGGGCTGGAATGCAGTATGGACTAACTGGCAGTAACATGCTTCAAGCAGAAAATGCCTATATGGAAGGTCGGGGTTATACCTCAGAGTCTGATATGTCTTCTGCAGGGATTAACACTGGTTTATTTGCAAAGACAAATGGTCTAACAATGGACCAATCTACTGCTCTTACTAGTGTGTACTCTAACAACACAACAGGTGACGCAGGAGGTCTGAAGGATGTTCAAGACGCGTTCTATGGCTCTCTGAAACAGGCCGGTTTAACTAACAGAAGTTATAGCCAGTCCTCTCAATTATCTGGTATTTTAGGTACTTATGCTTCTGCTCGAGGAGGACAAACTACTACAGAAGGGCTTTCAGAGCAGGCAGCAATGCAAAATGCTTTAGGTTCAACAGGTAATAGTGCTCTTCTAGGCCAAAACGGGGCTACGTTCATGAACCAGATGAATAGCTCCATAATAGGGCAAGGTGCTAATAGTAACTTTATGCAGTTTGCTTTAATGCAATCAAATCCTTCAAAGTACAATGGTTCATATAATGGGTATGCCAACATTGTTGACCAAACACAGAATGGATTAGACGGAACTAATCTAAAGGCAATAGCGGGCGTAGGTAAGATGTTTGGCCCAAGAAGTAGTTCCTTCTTAGCACAATCATTAAAGACAAACTTCGGTGTATCAGTAACTAGCAAAACTGCTGGGGATATCATGAAGGTTGCTGATAGTGGTAAGCTAGATGGACTAAGTAATAAAAAGATGATATCTCAGCTTCAGAAGTCAGGGGCTATATCATCTGATGAGGCTAAGAAAATGCAACAAGGCTCATCCGACGCTAGTACGGATAAAGGTCAGGCAGCTTTTGAAAAAGCGGCAACGACAGTAGGTAATCTTACTAGAAACATGACCGCTTTTGCTCTAAAAATGACAGGAGGCTCTGCAGCAGTTATGATACTAGGTACTGCAGCTGCAGGTGCAGCAGCTGCTCTGGCTAAAATAACGGTATCGACAGGGTTAAGCAACGCTATACGTAGTGGAACTTCAGAAGGTTCTGGCGGATTATTTAGTGGAACAGCCTCTAAAACAGGTGCAGCTACCGGAACAGCAACTGCGGCAGGAGCAGCCGGAGCAGCAGGAGCAACTAGAATGTCTAGGTCAGGAAACAAGGCAACTCTAGCTGGCCGAGTAGCCAACAGTAAGGTTGGACAGGCTGTGTCAAGCGGTATAACTACTGTTGGTGCCACAGCAGCAGGAGGTTTTGTAAAAAACACCGCTTCTAAAGCAACAGGAGTTCTTTCTAAGGTGGCCCCAGCAGTTGGAAAAGCTTTGCCATGGGCTCAGGCTGGAATAGGTGGAGTACAATTAGCGTCAGACCTAGTAAGTGGTTCCAGTAAAAAACAAACATCAAAAGACGCATGGGGACTAGCAGGTACTGTGGGAGGAACACTTCTTGGTACACTAGGTGGCCCTGGGGGTATGATGTTAGGCGGAATGCTTGGAGGACTAGTTGGTAATGGTATTGGGTCATTATTCGGAGGCTCGAGTACTGGCGCAAAAGGCTCACAACAAAAAAGTGATGAGAGTTTAACAAACCGAAAGATACAGGCAGAAGCTTTACGTGCCAAAAACATTAAGGACGACGACGTTTTTGTAAACAAGTATGGACGAGCAGTAACTAAAAAGGATGTATTAACTAGTTCAGCCTCCTCTGACTCAGCCTCAAGCTCTGATAGTTCTACAAGTCCGTTCCAAAACTATAAGAACACAGGTACTAAAATTGGTGCAGCTACTGGACGTGGCTCAACTACTAAGGTTGTCATTTCTGGTACTGTAAATCATCAAGGTGAAGTTACAGATACTTCTCAAGTAACAACAAGTGTTGAGGGTGTACTTGATAACTTGTTTAACAATGTAAATCCAAATGAAACTAAAAGAAAGTAGTATATTCTGCTTTCTTTTTTATTGCACTATATTATTGATTAGAACACCAGATTAAAACCATTCAAATGGTATAATAGAAGTATATGTAAACAACAAGTTGAGGTATATAATGCAAAATAAACAGGCCTATGTAAGAAAGCCAACCATACAGGTTACATTTATTACAGACAACAATCAATTTTCCTTAACTTTCGATACAAGTGAAGAGAAGTCAGATAATGGACTTGTACTGAATAAAGGAGACATATCAGCAGGAATTATTAGCTTTTTAACTACTAATGACATGAATGATGATAGTGGTACCTTTACTCTTAACCTAGCAGGTTCTGAAAGGTTTGACCGCATACTATCTCCTAACGACATCATAATTATAAAAATAAACCCCGGTAAACCAAATAATGTTAAAAATGATGTTATTATGGTTGGGATGGTTGGTTCAGCAAAAAGAATTGGTGAATATGATAGCTCGTCCATTGTATACCAGATTACGGGAAACTCCCTACTTAAAGCATTAATGCAGATGAAGTTAGGTACCATTCAAGAAGTGGCTAGTTTACTAGGGACGAATGGATGGATGATGGGTATGGGAACCCTAAAAGGGGCTAGTACTTACCTAGAAACCTCTGATAGCGGTTCCGGAACTAAAGCTACTCTTGATGACCTTAAGAAAGAGGCTAGTTCTTCTGAGAAGAAGGTAGTTGTTAGCGCGTTTAGGGGAGCAAAGTACTACAAAGGTATTAGTGATAAAGATTTAGTAGTAGCCACAGACACTAGCTATGCTATTGGTAGCTACGTTTATATTTCTGGGTATGGTGTTGCTAAAGTTGGTTACCACTTAGGAACTGACCTTAAAACAACGCAGTTAGTTAATGATAGTAGGTTACTTGGAAAAGCCCCTGCTATTTTTGTTAATTTGCCTGCCTCACAGGTAAAGGCATTTGGAACACAATTTAAAACGGTGTACAAATACAAGAGTAAACCTAAGACTACTACAGACAGTGCCTCTGGTACTGATAGCAACAATTTGATAACAGATGGCTCACAAGGCTTAGTTTTACAAGGACAATCTTCCGCAAGTATAGTAAGTCAACTGATAAACTGGTTTTTGAGAATGCACACCACGTATATTTATGAAAATGGTAAGCATAATATAAAAGACTATATAACTCAAGATTTAACGTCTCAAAGTGATGAGTTCTTGACTGACCCAACACCTATTATGAGTTTTTCTGGTTCCTTAAGGCAATTGATTAGTGATAACCAGGCTAAACCGTTTAATGAGTTCTTTGCTGACTATACTCCTGAGGGGTTGATGAAGATGGTTATGCGCCCCACCCCTTTTGAGCCCGATGACTGGAATAGTTTATATGATAATGGAACAGCATTGTACTCTAATGATGTTGTTGAGGAGACTATAGGAAAGAACAACGATGAAGTTTATTCTATCTTCTTAGCCAATATGCCCTCGTCAATTCTAGTTAGCCAGCTAAGTACCTTGCTGACTTTTCCACTATATTTCCCAGACCTAGCAAACCGGTATGGATATTCAATGCTTCAGGTAGAAAACCCTTATATATTTGCTTTTGTATCAGGACAAACTGAGGGTGGTAGCGACGATGCAGGAAATGTATTAAACACGTCAGGAAATTCTAATGCTGAAAAAGTATGGAATATGCTAAAGAGTGAGGGTTTCAATGACTATGCTACAGCCGGTATTTTAGGAAACATGTATGCAGAGTCTAGTGTTGAACCTGCTACTACGGAAGCCGGAGGTGGTGGAGGGTACGGATTAGTACAGTGGACTCCTAAGTCTAAACTAACAACTTATGCAAATTCAGTAGGTAAGAGTGCCGATGCACTTGCTACACAGGTTGAGTTTCTTGTTAAGCAACTTAAAGGAACCACTACAATATATCCCGACACAGCCGCTTATGGTCCGCTAATGTCCGCAACTAGTGTTAATCAGGCAACGGAGGCCTTTCTTAATCTTTATGAAAGAGCTGGAGTTGCTAATCTATCAAAAAGGGAACAAGCTGCACAAGGGTACTATAGTCAATACCATACAAGTAAAGGTAACGAAACTACTAAATCAGACACAACAACGAACTCCTCTAGTTCGTCAAGTGATACCTCAAAGATGAGTGGTAGTGGTAACGCTAACAGACTTAAAAGGTACTCCACACTGTTAGCTAACTGGTATGGAGACAACGCTAGCTATTTGTCTGGTGAACTACGTGTGTTAGGGAACCCAGACTACAGAATTGGCAATGTTTTAATTAGGTATGATAATGGAGAGTCTGATAAAGGAAACACCAATGCCGTTCAGGTAGATTACTATATCGAGTCTGTTTCTCATGAGTATAATTTAACATCTGGATATACAACAACCCTGGGCGTCACTAGAGGGCTACCACATAGCGTAGACAGGTTTAAACATTGGAATGACTGGAATAGTGCCCTAAGCAAGGAAAACCCCGGAAATGGACGTTTACAGTTCTTTAACGGAGGTCTGTTCGGTGAACTAGCCCTCTCAGACAACATAACCTTAGAAGCTGACAGTAACAGTGATGGAAGTGGAAAAAATGGTGGGGGAAGTAATAATGTTAATAACGTTGGAAGGGGTGACGATTACCCTTCTAAGTGGCGTAATGCGTCCCCAGATAGTTTAACAGATGACTGGAATTACTATAACCGAGAATGTGTTTCTTTCTGTGCCTGGCGTTTAAAGCAAGAAGGAAAAACAGGATTTAGCAGTCTTGGTAACGCTGTTACATGGCATGCAAACTCTGGGCTGAAAAAGCAGTCTACTCCTAAGATTGGAGATATTGCTTGGTTCGATGCAAGTGCAGCAGGGGTTGGTGCAGCAGGACACGTTGCCTATGTAGCAGAGGTTAGTGGGGATTCTGTATTTTTAGAAGAATACAACTTTAACTATAGCCATGGATATCATACACGCTCAATAAAAAGTTCACAAGTAACTGGATTTTTGAGATTTAAAAACGCATAGGAGATTATTTATATGACAGAATATATATCGGTAGGTCAAGCCGTAATAACAAAGGAACAATACCTAGCTAATAAGAGCTTTTATGACAACTCTGGTTTACTAGGTGTTGTTGGCGTTGACCCTCCACAAGATACTAGTAATTCGTTGTCTATTATTGGTGACAAGGTTTACTCTGTTATATCTAAAATAAAATCCGCTAATATCCAATTTGAATTTAACTCTGGTATCTCTGATACAGACATTTTCAATGCGGATGTTGTACATACAGATGATTATCATCTAGCATCGTGGTTTATTTATGAAACGGGGCTAATTCCAGAGCTAACAGTAAAACAAGCTAACTTAGGTAAAGAGTTGGTATTTGACCCTACAATCTTAACACAAGCTAGCCCTTTTTCTACGAAGTTTGATACGGATGTTCAAAAAGTAACTACTATAAACGATGTGCAAATGGGAGACTTGGTTATCTTTGACACATTCCAGAAAAATGGTACTGTAGGGATATACACCGGTGATGGAAAATTTATCACTATATTAGATGAAGGGGGAATAACCGAAGCTTCATTTTTTGGATATGATGAATTTGGTAACACAGAATATACAGGATGGCTAACTAACTTTAATGGAACAGTTATTAGAATACCTAGACTTAATGAGGATGACTATAAATGGTACGCACAAGTAAGTGGAATAAGCAATTAAATACCTCTGCAAGGCTACAATCTGGACTGGGCCGTGTAGAAGACGTATATAAAGAGCCTGCTAGTTCTTTTATTATGGCAACGGTAGCTAAAGTAAACTATCTCTATAACACTGTTGATGTAGTCACTATAAATTATAGTGAAAGGTTAATAAAAGATAGTAGCACTCAAGGAAGATTTTCAGCACAGCTACCTGTTAGTTATGGAGGCTCTTTTACAAACGGGACTGTGTATGGTAAAACTGTACCAATAAATATAGGTGATATGGTACTAATAGGGTTTGTCGGAGAGAATAAAGATAATCCTATCGTACTAAACATATATAAGTCTCCCTCTGTTTCATACACCCTTGCACCAACAGACGCTGTATCTGGTAATCCAGAAGACGCCTCGTTGTATGATAATGTTATGGAAGACTTTACAGTATATCCTGGACAAACATATGACTGGTTAAGTGGCGAAGGCACCATAGAACGTACCTTTCAAGGGAAAGGTTTTTTAAAGTCTTCACAACCCCTACTAGGTAATGGTAATGTAAATGATTTTGGTTATAGCTATGACCAGCTTTATAGGCCCTTTTTAAGGGGACAGTACTTAACTCCAACAGAACTGAATGCACCTAAAGTACTATACCAGCATACAGGAGATGACATAAGCTTCATAAATAACGTTTTC